CAGTCGTAAGTCCGCGGATCCCTTCGAATTCCCCGGATGCAAGCACGGCAGCGGCCAAGGCCCTGAACGCGCTCGGCGAGCTCGAGGTCCATTCGGGAACGGGCGGCGCTGGAGTGATCGGCATCGTCGCCGGCACCGTGCTTATCACGGACAGCGGTGCAGCGCTTTTGACTCTCGCAGCTCCGGCAGCTGGCGCGCCGTCGGCCGGCGGCAACGACGGCAATCGTCTCATGATCGTTTCGACCACGGCACAGGCGCATACCGTCACCACTCCGGCAAACGGAATCAACGGTGCGGACTCCATCGCCACGTTCTCGGCGGTCGCGGATCAGATCGAGCTCATCGCCTTGGACGGCGTCTGGTACGCTATCAACAATTCGACGACCCTGTCCTAGTCGTCGGCTGGAACACCCCCGGGGACGGGCGTGACACGCGCTCGTCCCCTTTTCTTTTGGCTCTGCTGAAAATCGCATTTCTGAAAAAAGGAGACACAGATGGCACGTACAAACATCTCAAGTCAGAATCCCGCGGGGCCGTTTCCGGCGGGCGCCACTGTCGGCGCCGGCGCGCTCGATCTCGTCTGGACCGCGGCGGATATCAGCAATAACAACGAGTTCCCATTCACCGGGCGCGACATTCTGCTCGTGCAGAACACGGACTCGGTCAGCCACAATCTGACGATCACCTCGTCGCCGGATGAGCACGGCCGTACTGCCGACGTGACGAGCTATGCTGTCGCCGCAGGCAAGATTTCCGCGTTCAGCTTCCGCCAGGGCGCGGCCGGCTGGCAGCAGAACGACGGCCACGTGTATTTCGCCGGCGACAATGCGCTACTGAAGTTCGCGGTCATCACGCTTCCGAACTAAGCGTTTTCACACTCCATGCCTGAATCCACGCGGCTCGCGGCCGGGAAGCTGCGGCATCGCATCACCATCCTTCGACCGAATCTGAAGCAGGATACTTTCGGCGGATGGAAGAACGATGACGGGAGCGTTTACGCCGGCAGTGTGCCGGCAGCGATCGAAACGCTCACCGGCCGAGAGCTGTATGCCGCACAGCAGAAAGTGAGCGAGGTCACCCATCGCATCACGATCCGCTGGCAAAAAGGGATCCAGGCAAAGATGAAAATTGTCTGGTTCGACGAAGTCGATCGCTTTTTCGACATACAGGCGCCCGAGAATCCCGACGGACGTCACAAGCTGCTTCACCTTCTCTGCATCGAGCGCAACGATTCGGCCCGCACAAATGTCTGACGGGATCCAGTTCAAGCTAACAGGCGTCGCCGAACTCGCCCGGGCGCTCGAGGAAAAGCCTCCGATCGTGGCACGGCGAATCATCAGCACGTCCGTGCGCAAGGCCGTGCAGCCTTGGCGAGAAGAGATGATCGCGCGCGTGCGGCGCGGCTGGCATCTTTTCTCGCGCACTGGCATAAAAGGCCTTCGCGGGCCGCGCGGGAAAACCTTTGCGGGCCGGGAGCGCGAGTTCGGCGTGATCGCCGGCAGTATCGTCGTCCGCGCCCACGTGGGCGCTTCGGGTTTTGAGGGCTCGGCCGCGGTGTTCCCGTCCCGCCGCGCTTTCTGGGCGCGTTTCCTCGAGTTCGGCACGCGCAAGATGCGCGCCTTCCCATTCATCCGGCCGGCATTCGAAACGCGCAAGGAAGAGGTGCTCGCCGCGTATATCGCAGACGTCCGCGAGCAGCTCGCAAAGGACCTCGGTCTCAAATAAATGCTGGCTGAAGGACTAGTGGCATTACTGCTCGCCGACACGGCGACGGTGGCCATCCTGGGAACGCCCGTGGCGCGCGGCGCGGAAGAGCCCGACGGGGTCGATACCAGCGGGATTTTCGCCGGCCAGATGCCCGAGGGCGCCGCGCTGCCGGCGATCGTGTACTTCGATGTGCACCAGGACTCGACAATGACGATGGACGGGCCCGATACCTTCACGATCGGGCGCATGCAATTTTCCTGCTTCGGCGAAAACTACGCCGACGCAAAACACCTGGCTCGCGCGGTGCGCCGGGCTCTCGAAGCTTTCCAGGGAACGCTTGCCGACGGCACGGAAGTGGACAGCATTCGCCGCGTTAGCGAGCTCGACGCATTCGAGGAAGGGCCGGCAGCGTACATGACTCCGGTGGATTTCGAGATCGCTTACCGGGACGTAGGACGATGATTTTCCCAACGACTTTTCACACTCCGACTCCGTCGGGGCGTGAAGAAACCCCACGGCACGAAACCAAAAGGAGAACCTAAAATGTCAGCCGCATTCGCACCACGGGGCACGCAGATGATGCGCAGCCCCGACGGAACCACGTACACGAAGTTTGCCGAAGTTGTGAAAATCGACAACTCGGGAATGAAGGCGGATATGGCCGACGTCACGAACATGGACTCGACCAGCTCGTTCAAGGAATATCTGCCCACGTTGCTCGACGCCGGCGAGGTGAAGCTCGACTTGAACTTCGTCAATACGGACGCGATCCAGAACGATCTGATGGCCGATTTCACAGCTCAAACGTTGCTTTTCTGGCGCATCCAACTGCCCGCGACGCGCGGCAAATTCGAGTTCGAGGGCTACGTGACCCAGGTGGACACGTCGCTCGAGCTCACCAAGCAGGCCATGCGCACGGTGACGATCAAGATCACCGGTCCCAACACCTGGACGCCGAACGTCTAGGAACGGCTGGCGTTTCAAGCGCTGGCAGGCCGCCGTCCTCACCTGATGGGGAGAATAGCCTGCTAAATTTCTTCGCTTTCGCGCACAAAGGAAAAGCCATCGATGCCTGAAAAGAAGCCAGTCGCGGTACTGCGCAGGGTAGCGCGATGCGTGCCCGTCACCCTCGAATTCGACGGCAGCAAGCACACCTTTCAACTTTCGTTCGACTTCAACACCCTCGCGCGTATCGAGGAAAAAACTAAGATCAGGATGATGAATATTTTCTCCGTCTGGATCGATATGTCCGCTTCGGTGCTGGGCGTGATGTTCTGGGCGGCTGCCGCTGGCAATCATCCTGAGTTCGATTCCGACCAGGGCCTGGTGGCGATGCGCTCCTACCTCGACGTGGCCAACGTGGATGCAGTCGCCGACGCACTCTGGGATGCGTACATGCTTTTCCTGCCGAAGGAAAAGAGAGAAAGGATGCAAGCCGCTAGGGCCGAGGCCCTAGAAAAGGTGGAAGCCGGCGAAAACCCTCCGACGCCGGCGACGCCGACGGAAGCGACGCCGGCGCAACCGACTGGCTCGAGCTCTGGGCCATCGCCCGATTCGACCTCGGCCTTACCCTTGGCGAATTCGGCGAGCTGACGCTCGCCCAGTTCGAGGCGCTACTCGCGCGCGCGGAAGAGCGGCGCAGGGACGCGATCTACTGCGCCGGCATGGTCGCCGCGGCCGTCTACAACGTCAACCTGGAAAGTGGCGCGACTCGCGTCACGGCAAAAGATTTTCTGCCCGATCGGAGAGAGCATGCGTCGGACGAAGAATTGGTCGACGCCATGGTCGCCGTCTTTTCCGAGCTCGGCAATCTAAAGCAGCAGCAGGCGAACTAACCTAAATGTCGCAATCCCTCGGCACCCTCTACGTAGATCTCCAGGCACAGACGGGCGGTTTCGTTTCCGCGCTCTCGAAGGCCGCCGCCTCCGCACAGTCCGCCGCCAGGCAAATCTCCCGAGAATTTTCCGACCTTCAGTCCATCGCCAGCCAAACCTTCGGCGCCTTCGGCGGTTTCAATCCCGCGATCAGCAAAATCGGCTTCGCGCTTTCCGCTGCCGGCTCGGCCGCTTCGTCCATGATGAAGGAGATGAGCGGCATGAGCGGTGCGATCGGCCCGATCGCGGCGCTTTCCACCGGCGCGGCCACGGGACTCGCCGCTATGGCCATCGGTGCGGCGGGAATTGCCTCGCACGCCGCCGAATCCGCGGCAAAGATGTACGAGCTCGCACAGTCGACCGGCGTAAACATCGAGACGCTTTCCGGTTTCAGCTTCTTGGCGAAAACTGTCGGCGTCGATACGCAGACACTGGCCATGGGTCTCGAGCGGATGAGCAAGTCCGCGTTCGCGGCCGCCACGGCTCCCGCCGGCGCGACAAACGCGTACACGCGGCTGGGCGTCGCCGTGCGCGACGCTGCTGGAAATATCCGTCCCGCCGACGCAATCCTTCTCGACCTTGCGGACAAGTTCTCGAAAATGCCCGACGGCGTCGAGAAGTCGGCCGACGCGATCGCGATCTTCGGCCGCAGCGGCGATTTGATGATTCCTTTCCTGAACAAGGGAAAGGAGGGCATCAGGGAGTTCAATGACTATGTAAAGCAGGTGGGGGCAGCCCTGACTGGGCCGGAAGGGAAGGCGGCAGAGGACTATAGCCTGGCCCTCGCGAAGATCGGAATTGCTGCGTCGGCGGCCGAAAAACAGCTCATGGTAGCCATGCTTCCGACCCTGCAGAATATGGCCGACATGCTCGCCCAAACGGCAGCCAACGGCAGTTCCTGGGCGCAGAATCTCGGCGAAAGCATGGCACTTATCATCAAGTTCGGCGCCAGCGCCGTCGCGTCGTTTCTGATGTTCGCCGACGAGATTGGGATGTTCTTCCAGTTCGTGGGCGGACTACTGCTCGGCACGCTCGAGCTCATCGGCAGCGTGGTCACTGCGACCATGCATGCGCTCACATTCGACTTTTCCGGCGCGCGAAAGGAACTTACGGCCGGCCTTGATTCCTTCACTAGTACGTTCACCGATTTCTTCCACGATCAAAAACAAGATTGGTCCGTATATTCCGAGTTCATGAATGGCGTGTGGGCCAAGGCCAAGCCTCCGTCGAACGACGTCTTTGGGGGCAAACCGTTCGGATTTTTCACGAGCTTTAAGCCCCCCCCCAAACCGGAGGCGTCTACAGGCTCGGGCCGTCCGGACGTCGTCTCTGAGCTGATCGGCAAGCTGCAGGCCCAGGCCGCGGCGGAGCTCGCATTGGCATCGGCCACGGAGAAATCCGCAGCTGCATCCGTTCTCGCCAAGGCCGCGGCCGAAGCGGAAACGCAAATCGCAGAGTTGCGCGTTCGACTGCTCGCGCAGGAAAAAGCTCTCCGCGCCGAGATGGGCAACGCCCAGAAGGAAGGAGCTGCGGGACAATCCGCCGGCGGCGAGCGCGCTGTGCGACTGCAGGGTGAAATCGCGGGCGTCCAGGCCACGCTCGCGGAGCTGCAGAAGGATGCGCCCCAGATCAAAGCTCTCCACGCCGAAATGGCCGCGGGCGAATTCGGCGCAAAAGCCTCGAAGGATCTCGAGGAGTTCATCACCAAAACGAACGAGGAGACGGTCGCGGCGCGAAATATGGCCGCGGCGTTCTCGCAAGGTCCGCTCGCCGCGCAGCAAGCGATCGGAGCGGCGAAGCTCGCACCGTTTGAAAAACAGCGCGACGACCTGCTGCAGCTCATCAATCTCAGTAAACAGGCAGGCATGCCTCCCGCCGCCCTGGGCTCCCTGCAGACCAGCTACGATCAGATCTCGGCAGCGATCGAGCGCGCGAAAACGGCCGAGGCCGATTTCACTTCCGCCGAGATCTCGCAGAAAGTCGCGAAGGAAGTATTCGACCTGCAGAGCGAAGCGGCCGCCTACGACGTTGTCGCCGGCGCCGCGCTAAAAAGCGCCGCGGCGCAGCGCGAAGCAGCTGCCCGGGCTGAGACCATCAAATTCGCCGCGGCGAATCCGACGGCAACGGCGCCTGAACTGGGCGACGTCTACGGCACCGCTCTCGCAAAGCTGCAGGAGCAGCACGCCGAAACCATCGCGCAAGAAGCGGCGCAGCAGGATTTGAACGTGCAGTACGATCGCGAGCTCGAAAAGCTCCAAGAGATTCGCTCGTTCCTGCAGTCCTCCGGCGAATCCACAATGGCGATCGACGCTTCGATCGCGGCCGCGCGGACGCAATACATCGAGGAATATCAGGAGCAGGTCATCGCGGCTCAGAACACGGAGCTGCTCGGCAACGCCAGGCTCTACGATTCGCAGCAGCAGTTGATCGCGCAGTGGGACCAGGCGGCGCTCAAGGTCGGCACGCTCTCCGAAAGGCTCGGCGCGTTTTTCTCGATGGCGCAGCAGCAGGGCGCGAACCTGGGCGAAAAAGTTTTCGGATCGTTCAGCAAAGCGCTCGACGATCTGTCGACGCAACTATCCGACTGGGTTGTAACGGGCAAAGCGAAATTCGGCGACCTGGTCAAGTCGCTCGAGGAGAGCCTGCTCAAGGCGACCTTCCAGAAAACGTTCTCCATGGTCGCTGGAAACCTTTCGGCCGCGCTCGGCCTGCCCACTCCACAGCAGCAGCTCGGCACCGCCGGCAATCCGATGTTCGTTCGTTTCGCGCAAGGGTTGACGACCGGCCTTCCGGGCAGTGGAGACCTTTCCGCGGGTACAGGTCCGCTGCCGATCACCCCTCAGGGAAGCAACGCTATCAATCCAATTTTTGCTCTCGACGGACTTTCCTCATCGACTTCTTCCTCGGGCGCTCCGAAACAGGCCTCGTCCGGAATCATTTCCTTTCTCTCGAAGATGTTCACCCCTGGAGGAGGATTCGGATCTGCCGGTCGCGTCGGCGCCACGCCGCCATTTTTCCCAGGGCCGGCATATGGGCCTCCTGGTTCGTCCAGCAGCTCGGGCGGAGGCGGCATCGGAGGGTTGATCGGCGGCATGGGCAAGCCCCAGGGCACCGCCGCCAGCCCGTTTTACGTGGTGCTGTCCGCCGCGCCTGGCGCAGCCCCCGGAGGCTCGTCAAGCACGAGTCTCGGCGGCAGTTTCGGTCTGCCCGGCGGATCATCGGGCGGCTCTTTCGGATCTGCCGACGGCTCCCAATCGAACCCTTGGTATGTGATCCCCACCGATACGCTAGGCAATGCGCTTGGCAACGGCGGTGGCTTCGGCACGATGTTTGGCGGTTCGACGGACGCCGGCGGCGGGGACGGGGCCAGCGCAGCAGCCTCCGCGGCTTCGCTGGCTGCTGCTTCGGCCCTGACAGGTTCGGCTAAAGACCTAACATCTTCCGGAGGCTCGCTGGGCTCTTCTGCGATGCTCCTGGATATGTCCGCCGTCGCCCTTACGGCCGCCGCGATAGCCCAAAAGCTCTCTCAGGCAGGTGGGGCGATTGCCGGTATGGAAAGCGGCGGCGACGTCACGGCCGGCAAAGCCTACATTGTCGGCGAAAAACGGCCGGAGGTTTTCGTCCCTCGCGAGCACGGCCGGATCGTCCCATCGATCCCTGAATTCTCGAAAAGCATTTCGTCGGCGGCGAATTCCAATTTTTCCTTCGACGCCGGAGACTCAAAACAATCGTTCAGCAGCCGCTCGATCGCCAACTCATCAGCGTTCGCGAATTCCACTTTGCTTCGCGCTCTCCCTCGCCGCGAATATGGCGGCAACGTGATGGCCGGCAACGCTTACCTGGCCGGCGAGAGCCGCGCGGAAGTCTTCGTTCCGAATTCGGCGCACTCGAGTCGAAGCGCGGGCCCAGGCGCCGGCGAATCCTCACCGACGCACGTTCTCAACATGGGCGGCTTTCACGTTCACGGCGTCGAGAATCACGACAGCTTCCGCAAATCCCACTCTCAAATCATGGCAGACATGCGCGGCGAACTCGATCGCGCGTTCTATAGGAACCGCTGATGGCTTTTTTCGAAGTCGAATTCCCGCGCGGCCTCGCTTTCAAATCGCAGGGCGGCCCGGGATTTTCCACGATCGTGAACCAGGGTTTCTCCGGCCAGGAATTCCGCAATCGCAACTGGGCGTTCGCGCGCGCCGAGTACACGATCGATCTGCAGACGCCCGTGGCTTTCGCCGGCAACCGCCAGGGGTTCATCGATGCGCTGCTCGCTTTCTTTTTCAACGTAGGCGGCCAGGCGGATGCCTTCCGGCTATGGGATCCAGCCGACCATAAGGCCGTAAACCAGGCGCTCGCGACCGTCGGCGGGAACGTGCAGCTGGTGAAGAACTACATCGTCGGAGGGCGCACCTATCAGCGCGTGATTACCAAGCCGATCGGCACCGGCGTCACCGACTATCAGGGCAATTCGCTCGCGAACACGGCCTTCCTGCACGGCACGTCCACGCCGGTCACCGTCAATTCCACCACCGGCATCGTCACCGGCACATCCGCCGGCACGGCCGTCGATTTTCAGTTTCACGTTCCGGTGCGCTTCGCTTCTGATCTGCTGCCGCTGCAGGCTGAGGAATCGAACTTCTCGGCGGGCCAGGGCATCGTGAGCCTGAGCAGCATGAAGCTGATCGAAACGCGCCCGCCGAATTACTGACATGACTCTTCCGCCGCGGGCCGTTCACGCTCTGGTCGCCCTGAGGCGCGAGCTGCTCGCTTCCTCGATTTCTCCCTCAACCGAGAAAGAAAAACAGGAAGCGGGAATTCGCTCCGAGCGGGAGCGCAAGACGCCCGAGCGGCGCATGCGCCACGCGCGATCGCGCAATACCGGCTTTCAGATTATGTGCCGCCGGCGAGGCCGCGGTTGAAAAGCGCGTCTTCGCCCATGCAGGCGCATCTGGCCCAGGGCCAGACCACGCTCGCCTACCTCTGGAAAGTAAAGCGCGTCGACGGCACCATCCTCGGCTTCACCACGCACGATCAAAACCTCAGCTACGACGCCGGCGATGGCGACGGCGCCGTCACCTACGACGCCTTCACCGGTTTCAGCAACTCCGCCGCGGCCGGCAAGAGCGATCTCTCCGTCGATAACATCGAGTTCACCGGATTTCTGGAATCGGATTCGCTCGTCGATGCCGATCTCCGCGCGGGACTTTACGACGACGCCGCGATCGCCGTGCGCATAGTGAACTGGGCGGATCTCACCATGGGCGACGTGCTGATCCGTTCCGGAACGCTCGGCATGGTGAAAATGAAGAACGGCACGTTCACCGCTGAGATCCGCGGGCTTTCCTACAAGCTCACCACGGTGATCGGCGCGCTCTACGGGCCGATCTGCCGCGCCATTTTCGGCAGCGGATTGAACGGCATCGATCTAAACTCACAGTATCTTTGCAAGATCGACGTCACCGCGTACCGGCAGTCGGGCAGCGTGGCCTCGGATCCCACCGCGATAGCAATTGTGCCGACGTCCGGGCTTCTGATGGTCGGCTCGGCGACGCCGACAGCGCCCGCGCCCGTCGGCTGGTTTGATGACGGCATCATCACGTTCACTTCTGGCGTGCTTAGCGGCTACAGCTTCGAGATCAAAAGTTGGGACGGCACCACGCTCAATCTCTACCTGCCGCTGCCGAAGCAGCCGGCGGCCTCCGACACGTTCACGATCGAGCCTGGCTGCAACCACACGATTTTCGATTGCGGATCGAAGTTCAATAACGTCGTCAACTTTCGCGGCGAGCCTTCGATCCCCGGCGAGGATTCAATTCTTGACTATCCGGGAGCGGGCCCATGAGCGAAGCTGTCACCCGCCCAGCGATCCTCGTCTGCGCGCGCACCTGGCTCGGAACGAAATTCCAGCACCAGGGACGCTTGCGCGGACGCGGGCTCGATTGCATCGGCCTGCCCCTCATGGTGGCGATCGAGCTTGGAATCCACGACACCTCGGGCAATCTTCCAACGCCCTATATGTTCGGCGATTATCCGCCGCAGCCGGTGGGCCGCGCCGCGGCCGTGCGAAAAGAGTGCGAGCGGCTTCTGATCGAAAAACCGTTTGCGGATGTGCGGCCCGGGGATCTGGTCGCCCTCCGGCTGCCGCTCGAGCCTTGCCACATCGCCATGATCGGCGAACTCGAGATGTCCCGCTGCCGCATGACGACGCTGATCCACGCCTATGCCGGCGCAAAAAAAGTGGTCGAGCACATCCTCGACGATCGCTGGCGCTGGCGGATCGACGGCGCGTTTTCGTTCCCTGGAGTCGAGTGAATGGCGCAGCTCGCTCTTTTCGCCGTCGTCACCGCGATCGAGATCGGCTCGATGATCTATCGCGCGCTGAACAAGCCGAAGGTCCCGACGGCCGCGCCGGTTATCAATCAAATCTCCTCGAGCGCCGACGGCAGCCCGATCAACTTCGGCTACGGCACCGTGCGCATCGGCGGCCAGATCTTCTGGTCCACCGGCATCAGTTACACGAAAAAGCAGGAATCGGCGAAGGGCGGCCCGTCGATCACCTACTACACCTATTTCGCGAGCTTCGCGATTTGTTGGGGTGAGGGGCCGCTGATCGTGAACCGCATCTGGGGCGATACCAAGCTGATCTATGTGGCGCCGGGAAACACCAGCGAGTACCCGATCCAGGACTTTCCGGCCTGGTCCGCCACGCAGCTCTACAACCCCGGCAATATCGTCAGCTACAGTGGCGAGCTCTACACCGCGCTCACCGTCAGCACCGGCGATGTGCCGCCGACGAGCCTCACCAACTGGCAGCTCATCTCCGATTATCCACCGTGGGACCCGACCGTCAACTACAGCACGGGCGACGTGGTCACCTACAACTCTCTGCTCTATGTGGCCCAGGCGCCGTCGCTCGATGTAAACCCCACGCAGGGCCTTGGATTTATCGGCGGAGGCGGCACTACCGTGAACGGCACGCAAGTCACATACTGGGCGCCGCTCTCCACCGTCTACGCGCCGCCGACTTTTTATCCTGGCGACGAAGCGCAGATGCCAGATCCCACGATTCAGGCCGTCGAGGGCGTGGCGAACACGCCGGCATACCGCGGCCTGGGCTACAGCGTGTTTGAGAATTTCCCGCTGCTCAATTTCGGCAATCGCATTCCGAACCTGCGCGCCGAAGTCACCTACCTGAAGGTCCGCAACATTCTCTGACATGCCTCCATCCTTCAAACGCGGCGCCGATATCTACGGCGGTCTCGAACCCACCGTGTGGATAGGCTGGCCCAAGGGCAATGTGGTGTTCGCGAGAGTTCGCGGCGCCGGTCTTTCGATCTGGAACAACCTTGGCCCCGCGCGGGGCATGCGCTGCTTTCCGATGGGAGGCCTCTGCGCTGGGGACGTGCAGCTCGTCGCGGTGGTCAACTCTGTTGGCGCAACCACCGCGTGCCCCTACAACGGCCTGGCCGTCCCAGGTAACGTTCAGAGTTTCTCGCCTGGCATTTTGTACGACATGGAAGCGATCGCATTCTCGGTCGAGAACGCTGTTGTCGTTGACAATGCGCAGATGACGTGGTCCGGGTTGGCGGTCGGGCCGTTAACGCTCGACGGGGTGACATTTCCATTGAACGATTCGACCGCGACGGTGCGCAGCAATCTGGTCGATGCGGCCGGCGGCCAGCTCGTTATGATGAAGTGGGCCGGGGATGACGGGATCCCGCTCTACGTCACAGTTGTTTCGGGCGCGCGAGCGCTGCCTGGCCCCCCGACCGCCACGGGCTGGACCCTGGCGATGAGCGGCACCCTGATGAGCGTCTTCGTCTACGACGGCATGCCCGCCGGCGGCGGAGTGTTCATCCCTGGGAGCGACGTGGTCACCGATATTTGCCTGCGCGCTGGGCTCGATGCCTCGCAAATCGACGTTTCGCTGCTGCAGGCGCCCGGCAACATTCAGCCCAACGACGTGGTGGAGGGCTACGCGATCGAGCGGCCCACGCCCGCGGCCGACGTGCTGAAGGTGCTGATGCAGGCCTTCTTTTTCGATGCCTGCGAATCGGGCGGCAAAATGGTTTTCGTTCCTCGCGGGCTTGCGCCGAAGCTTACCATTCCGGAAGCGGACCTCGGCCTCGAGGACGACAAATGCGAGATCACCGAGCAGCTCGAGCAGGAGCAGGACCTGCCGCAGCGCTTCAGCGTCGTCTATAACGATCCGGTGCTGCAGTACCAGCAGGGCAAGCAAGAAAAATCTCGCAACACGCGCATCGTCAAAACGAAACAGGAAACCGTCATCAGCATTCCGATGGTGATGGATCCGGACTGGGCCCGGTCGGTCGCGGAAAAAGCGCTCTACCTCGCCTGGCTCGAGCGGCAATCGTTCCAGTTCAACGTGCCGCGCGCGATCTATCTGCTGCTCGATCCCACCGACGTGATCGACTTCGTCTACCAGGGCCTGACCTTCACCATGCGCCTGGCCGAGAATTCCCTGGGCCAGGGCTTCGTGGTCGAGCTCAAGGGCGTAAACGACAACTCGG